CTTTTTTTTTTTTGAAATTTGAATTTTTTTTTCAAAAAATGTTCGGGGCCTCCGGCGGCCTGGCAGGGGCCTTTTTTTTTAATTTTTTTTTTTTCGTCGGACTGGACTCAAATCGCAGCGTGGTGGTCACGCCATCGGTTTACACGACCCATATTAATGTTCTGCAAGCCCTGTTGGGCGTTGCGATCAACACTGATAAGCATCCATAGCTGCTGGTTGCGAGGGACATTCGTGAAAAACGACTGATCAGTGGGCCCAGGAGGGTCAGTAAATCCAGGAGAAACAAAATCCCTATGTTGGAATTTCCAGGAGAATGTGCGCTTCACTTTGAAGGAAGCACTTTCAGCCGCAGTGCGACATGGGTTAGTTACTTTCACCCAGTAGGTTTTTAGAACCTGATGAAACTGGGGAGAATAATAATTACGCAATAAGTTACTTGGTTCGATCGCGAGATTGCGGTAAGCACCTAAGGCAGTAGGTAAGTTCACACTGATCTGATTCGTGGTATTGTAAGCACGAACTTTGAGGATATCGATCCGGACGACCCCAGGGGGGCCAACGCCGGTATATTCGAAATCGAAATCCATATTAATACGAGTGTAAACGGGAAGATAATGATTAGGAGAAACAATGTCAGTATTCTGACGGGCAAGCCAATTAAACTCAGTGTTCAAGCTTGCAGGATCGTAGGTCTGTTTCTGCATAACCGGTCCATCGTCAAAAGTTGCGATGGTACCGTTCATTCGACCGCGGTAGCAGGTCTGTTCGTAGAAGTCGTTCATAAGGAAACACACTGGCAGCGTGGGTGAAGGAAGCGCGGCAGGAAGAACCGTGCCGGTCCATTGCACATATTGTGTCTGCTGCTGGATGATACCAAATTTCTGATTCTGAAGCATAGATACCTGACGAGCAAGCGTCATGATACCCGAACGGTTTCGGTTTACTTTCGTAGGCGCCCGTCTGGGCTTGCGGAGGGCACGGGCTACCGGGTAGTTCGCCGTGTTCCGCCTCGGGAAGCGGACCGCAGTACGGTTGAGAGCGGCTGACTTACGAGAAGCCGCAGCACCCGAATAAGATTTTCGAGAAGCATAACCAAGTTTTCGCTGGTATAATGGCATTTTATTTTTTAACATACAAAAAAAATTTGGACGTACGAAAATGTTCAGAAGTACCCCCAAGAAGGCAGGGGGTAAACCCCTTGTTACACCTATTCTTGGGGGGGTTGGCTCATTTGGCTCATTTCATCTTTCGTCAGAGGTTTCAAATTTTTGAAGTGGTCGATAGTCCAAAACCTCCATCGGTCTTCGGACATATGCTGGGTATTGGGTACATGGTTGCAAAACACCCAAACGGCTGGTGAATCAAACCACCATTCCTTGTAATGAAAACGAAGATCAGCGACACAGCCGCCTTTAATTTCTTCGATAGCAATCATAAATGGACCGAATTTCTTCGGATCAGTTGTAAGTGACCTGGGTAAGTCAACAAAACAGAGGCCAGGTTCGCGATTCTCCTGGGCCATGAGAATATCGCAAGTAGCCTGAAGTAACTCCTTATGATCGTTAACAACTGGAAGTTTAAGAGCACGATAATGTAATGCAGCAAGTCGTGCACAGGTGGATTTGCCTTTACATCCACCAGTATCGACGATACAATTAACAAGTCGATCGTTAAAGTCATCTCGAGAATCATGAACATATTTCTGCCAAGGCCAAAGCCTTTCCATGAGACCGCGATATTGACGGGGAATGTATGCAGGAGCAGTCCAAGTTTTGTCGGTCCAGGGACCCTCCAATCTGGTATCAAGTTTGAACATATAAAAACATTCGTTGGTACGAGAATCACCTGAAGACTCAGATACATCCATGCCTCGTAGTGAAGTTTCATTCAACATGGAACATAGTTCCGGCTGCCGCTTTTTCTTATATAAAGACCCCCTCCCTTGGTAGTGGTACGTACCAGTGGTCGGACAGGCCTCCTTCTGAAAGCCCCACTTTTTGAAGATGGGACGAAGAAGGGCAACAAACTCTTCGGGCGTTGGTAACCAATCACCCTTTCCAAAAAAGGTAAAATCGAACTCGTAGCATTGCGTTTTATGTTCGACTTTTTGTCGTTTGGTAGTGTCAGACATCGTGTCATGTTAACTAAAAAAAATATTTTAAATCTGATTCACTTTTTTTTTTTTGAAATTTGAATTTTTTTTTCAAAAAATGTTCGGGGCCTCCGGCGGCCTGGCAGGGGCCTTTTTTTTTAATTTTTTTTTTTTCGTCG